CACATGACCCACACCAATAGTCCATAAATTAGCAGGGCATCTATAAGGTTTTTGCCTGACACCTTCATGGTGTTTAATCATAGTTACGGCTTTGTCAGATACTTTCATTTCTTAAACGCTTGTGTTCCAAACCAAAAGGCTATGATAGAGGCAAGAATTTGCATTTCGTCGCTATCAAATATAAGAATAATAGATTCTGCAAAAGATGCACCGCTAGACCATGCCCACCAAATAGACGCTACATCAACAATAATTAATAATAATACAAACAAATATGTAACCATTGGTCTTACAGATGCTCTAAGGTTTACAACCCATTGACTAGCACCTTTGCCAATCTCTATATCATGTGCATACATAGCAGATCGTTCTTGTGCCTGTGTTTCCATAGCTACTTGCTCTGTCTTTATTTCTTCAATCCGAGCCTGTGCTTGATAACCTCTTTCAGCCATTTGTAATTCTCGTTCCATCTGCATACGAGCCAGTTCAAGTTCATGTTTTTTATCGCCTTTGTCTTGAAAAAAGTCTAATAGTTTAGGCAAACCGCCCATTAAAAAAGATAGTGCAGTAGATATTAAAGTAAGCATATTAATAGTTCCATGCGTAATAAGTTATAAAAGCCACCCAAGCAGTTGCCACAACCCAAGCCCACATTAGCGTATCAAAATCATCATCATTCATATAACACCTAATACAAATTTGAGCCATAAAGTAACAATTAAAGCCGCTAAAAAACAAAAAAATTGAACACGCTTTACTTCTTGTAAATCATGGTCAAACGCTTCTTTGCTTTTCTTTTCTATGGTTTCAATTTCAGTCTTAATTCTTAAAACTGATTCCCATTCTTTTGTGCCGTATTGTTTTATAAATGCAACTTTTAAACGATGTTCTTCATCGCTAATTCTTTTTCTTCTTTTGTATTCATCAAGAGCCTTTATGATTGCTCTTTCTTTTAGAAACTCGGCTTCTCGTTGTTGCCGTTTTCTTTCTTGTGCTTTGCGTAATGCTACATCAGATGCTTCTTTTTGAACATTCTCTATGCTCTTAGAGAGTTCTTTAGCACCTGCACGACTGGCATCTAGGCTACCGCTAAGACCCTTTGCCCCTTCTAAAAATCCAAACTGATCGGACATTTATCATGATTAATTTATCTTGAGAACTATTGTTAGCAATACTCCGACCATAGCAAAACCAGTTCCTACTAAACCAAACGCAGATGTTATTAATATTCTTTCAATGCGTTTAAGCCTTGCATTAATAGATTCATATCGCAACAGGCAAACTGCCTCATGAGAATTTAATCGGGCTTCTGTTTCAGTCATGCTTTGTAATACTCAAGATTGTTTATAAGCCTGTCATTTGCAGGTTCCATTTCGACTGCTATTGTTCCGTGTCTTATGGATTCTTGTTTTAAGCCTAAATGATACGCTGATATTGCAATTAAGTCATGTGGTTTAGCACCCCATACACTAGGATCCATTGTATATACCAGTTCTTTATCTTTAATCTCTAATGCTTTTGTAGCAGATGCAAAACATTCTTGCCATTCGCCTTTAAGATAACAAGAATGTGCTAACTCTACCCAAGGTTCTCTAGTATTAGGAGCTTCTTTACAAGCCTTGCGATACCATTCTCTGCCATCTTGCCCCATAGCATCATAAGCTTTGCCTAATAAACGCATGGCATAGCACCGTTCATTTTGCCAAGTAGCTTCAGGCATAGCTAAATAACGATTAAGTGCCACAATCGCATCTAGCCATTTATTATAAAAAGTTAATTCCCTTGCATAATAGAAAGCATTACGAGGGCATCGTGGATCTTCTTTTACACTAACCTCTAATAGATCAAGGTATTGACCACGAGATTTTGTAGGGTCAGGTTTGTGAACAACCAATAATTTATCAGTTGTTGCCCATACTTCATTAGTCCTAATATCAGGAACAGGATACTCATGGCAAGGGTGATGCCAATGATAGCCTTTACGATGGTGGATTTTTTCGTAGTAGAAAGCAATTCCGCACCCCCAATCAAACTTATAGCGTAGGCGAGTAGTATTTTCTTTCCATACTCGTTCTATTTCTTCTCGCCAACCCTTTTGTAGTTCTTCGTCAAGGTCTAGACTAATGCAAACATCTATATCTGCAGGAAGTAAGCAAAGGGCAACATCTCTAGCAATATCAAACCGCCAAGGCATAACAGAAATGTTGTGAACAATAGCCCCATATTTTTTTGCTTCCTTAACAGTATTGTCTGTCGATCCTGTGTCTGCTATTAACACTACATCTGCATCTTTAGCAGATTCACAGAATCGTTTGACAAATTGTTCTTCGTTTTTACTTATTGCATATACCGCTATTTTCATGTCTTATCCTATTGTTTATTAGTAAACCAAATCTACCCTCGTTCCTGCGGCAAGTCCTGTAGCAAATACAACCTGAGTTCCGCTAGTTACAGTTACATCTGAGTCATTAACCATACGAACACCATTTGCAAACACATTAATCTTGCCTGATGTGTAACTTGCAGAAGTTGTAAATGTGGTCTGTGATGCAGTAGCAGTAAAGATGTCATAGTTCACAATGCCTGTGCTACCTGTCGGTCCTGTAGCCCCTGTTGCACCTGTGCTTCCAGTCGGACCAGTCGGACCTACATCACCCTGCACACCTTGTATTCCCTGCACACCTTGAGCACCAGTAGGACCTGTCGGACCAACGCTACCTTGAGCACCAGTAGAGCCTGTAGGACCTGTAGGACCTACTGCTCCTGTTGCACCTGTATCGCCTGTCGCCCCTGTAGGACCAGTTGGTCCAATCGCACCTGTCGCACCTGTAGAACCTGTCGGACCCGTTGGTCCTACTTCGCCTTGAATACCTTGAATTCCCTGTATTCCCTGTGGTCCTGTAGGTCCAACATCACCCTGAATACCTTGAGCACCTGTCGGTCCTGTAGGTCCTACTGCACCTGTAGCACCAGTTGATCCAGTTGGTCCTGTAGGTCCGACTTCTCCTTGTATTCCTTGAATACCTTGAACCCCTTGAATACCTTGTGATCCTGTTGGTCCGACTTCGCCTTGTGGTCCTGTCGGTCCTGTCGGTCCAATATCTCCTGTTGGTCCAGTAGGTCCTGCAACAGTTGATGCCGCACCTGTAGGTCCTGTAGCACCTGTTGGTCCTGTAACACCAATAGATTGAATAACAAAAATAATTTGTTTGTTATGTGGAAAATTTGTTGTGCCTGTGCCTGTTGAACTTACTAAGGTAACAGGAATATTTACATAACTATTAGGAACTACAGTTGGTGTGGCTGATACATTCCATTTTTGCGTATTAGCAGAATCATCTTTATCTTGCAGGATTAAAGTATCGCCTGTCTTAATAAAGCCAAGGAATATATCAATATCTACACCATCTGCATCAATATGACTAAATGTAAGTTGTGTTGCTGATATTTGAGTAGCATTGTTGTAATACATATATTGTGGAGTTGGAATTCCACTTGTTACATTGCCATCTACTTTGTAGTCATAATAACTAGATGATTGACCATCTTGACCTTGTGGACCAGTAGGACCAGTTGCCCCTGTAGGACCAGTTGCACCTACATCGCCTTGCGAACCTGTTGGACCAACAACACCTTGTGAGCCAGTAGGACCTGTGGGTCCGATTTCACCTTGAACACCTTGCACACCCTGAATACCTTGTATGCCTTGTGGACCAGTAGGACCTACATCTCCTTGACTGCCTGTAGCACCTGTAGGACCTGTTGCTCCTTGAATGCCTTGTATTCCTTGTGCTCCTGTAGGACCAGTTTCGCCCTGAATGCCTTGCACTCCTTGGATTCCTTGCGGACCTGTAGGACCTGCAATACCTTGTAATCCTTGTTCACCTGTCGGACCAGTAGGACCTACTGCAGTAGATGGTGCTCCTGTCGGACCAGTAGGACCTGTAATTGATGTGCCGTTAGCACCTGTTGGACCTGTAGGACCTGCTTGTGTAGATGCAGGACCAGTAGGACCTGTATCGCCTGTATTGCCTTGAATACCTTGAACACCCTGTGGACCTGTAGGACCGCCAACACCTTGGTCGCCTTGATTTCCTGTAGGACCAGTAGGACCAGTAGGACCTGCTACTGTGCTAGGTGCTCCTGTTGGACCTGTTGCTCCTGTAGGACCTGTGCCTGATGGTCCTGTTGCTCCAGTTGGACCAGTAGGACCTGAGCCTGTAGGACCTGTCGGACCTGTGCCACTAGGACCAGTTGCACCAGTTGGACCTGTAGCACCTGCCGAACCATTAGCCCCTGCAGGACCTGTAGGTCCAGTAGGACCATTAGCAGGACCAGTAGGACCTACTGCACCAGTTGGACCTGTTGGACCACCTGCAGGACCTTGTGGACCTGTCGGACCAATAATGCCCTGATCGACAATTAAAGTAACTTGATTTGGATTTACATAGGTAGTTGGCATGACAGTTCCTAGTTATTAACTATTGCATCTGAACGAATCAGAAACAATAAAAAAATGATCATATCGTTTGCAGGTGTTGATCCACTTGCGGGAAAACTAATTTTTATACGACCTGAAAAACCTACAGGATTTACATCATTTATATCTAGTTCAGGATCACCTGCTATTACATTCCATGTTGCTTGATTTATTACAAGAGTAAATGTTCCGTTTGCAGGAATAATATTTGTAATAGTTAAGGCTACAGGAGTTGGTGCAGGATTTACATCAGCAATATCAAAAGTAAGTCCATAGCGACTATCTCGCACATTAGACAATGTTCTTCTAATAATCTGTGCATCTATTGTTGCACCTGTAAGATCAACAGGAGTTAGTGTGCCGTTGCAATCGCAAGGATTAGTATTATTGCCTAGCGTTAGATTCCAATAGGTGTTTTGGTTATAGACCAATTCACCTGCAATAATTTGATTGTCAAACCCACTTACCTGAGTAAGTGTATTTTTATTAAAGACCGCCATGATTTCTCCAATTCTCGGTTAATAGGGAATGGCACTCCACTCACCCACGAATCATGTCTTATTTTTTATTAGTTTACTTCTTCTTTTTCAGTTTGAACAGGCATCCATTTACCTAAATAACCCATTACATCATTACGATAACGCACTTGCATTTCAAGCGTTCCATCTTGTTTTTGTAATGTTCTAAACTCAGGAACGCTATTAGGGTAAATTCTGCCTTTGTAGTATTCAATTTGCATTTGTAGGTGTTGGTTCAAAATCAATAGTTGGTTGAATTGATGCTACATAAGGTGCTACTTCACCAAATTCACCAGCTTTTGCACGATTATATAAATCACGACCGTGCGGTTCAGGATCAAATAAACACGCACCAAAGGGCATTTCTTCATTAAATTCTTCCCACTTAACAGTTAAAAGAATTGAATTGCCTTCGGCATCATTCCAAATTGGATTTTTAGCGTATTGAAGTGTAAACATTTATCTTCTCCTAATTAAGAAACTCTACAAGCCAACCCTGCTACATCATCATTTACTGTCCAAGAGGCTGCCATCCACCGCCATGTTCCACTTAAATTATTAACGTTATTTCCATCACTAGAAGTTCCATTCATTGTTCTAGACAGCAGTTGTCTATTACCTGACCCCGCACTATATGTGCTACCAGAAGTGGCTACAACAGAACCACCACTAGCATTTAGTATTCCCCAAACATAACTACCCACTGAATTAAACGAAGGACACGCAACACTTAAAGTTCCACTAGTAGTAATTGTTCCACCTTGCAATCCGTTTCCTGTTGCTACGGATGTTACTGTTCCTGTTGCAGATGAAGTATTAGTAATAGTTTGATTAGGAAATGACCCGCTAATACTAATTCCTGATCCTGCCACTAATGATGGGCTAGAACTTCCTGTTCCGCCATTAGCAACAGGCAAAGTTCCTGTCGCATTTGTGCCAACATTTAACTTACCTGAACTATCTACGGCATTTGCCAAAATTGCTAAATTATATGCTTGTGTCATTAGACTGCCCCTGTTCTTGCAAAGGTTTGATTGACCATAATGTTAAGTATTGTATCGGGATTATTGGTCAATGTATATATTCCCGATCCAGTTGTAAAATCTGTTCCCTGCTTTAAATGAACTCCATTTTGGTAAAGATTAAAGGCATTTGGGTCATAATTAAATAAGTATTGAGTTTGATTAATAATAGTGTTAAACGCTATATTTACAGGGTTTCCGTTAGGTGTTCCTAAGTTATTAGCAGTCCATTGATATACCACTACCTTGCCTGTAAGGGTAGATGGAAAATCGGTAATAACCTGCCCGACAATGTTGTAGTCTTGCTCATTTAGGACTGTGCCATTAATAAAAATTAACTCATAGCCACTATTTAGGGTAAACAGTCCTGTGCAGTCTATTTGGCTTACATTGGTTACATCTATCTCATTTCGACTAAATGATGCGTAATTACCGCTAGTCGAGTTGTAAGACCTAAACGATATAATATATATCTGATCCCCTGAACTAGCAGGGTTTGTAAGAGTTACTGTGCCTGTTGCACCGCCTGTATCGGTAAATTCAGAATCATCTAGTAATACCCCATTTTGGAATACCCAACAGTTATTTATAATATATCCTGAACTACGAGTTACAGTAAATACTGTCTGACTTGCAGTAGCCACAAACTGTTCTTCTGTGTAATAAAAAGAATCAGGAGTTTCAAACCCCACTACTCGCCCATAAATATCAATGGTTAAAGTAGCAACAGAACTTGTTTGTTGATACGGACCACCAAAGTCTAGGAATGGCTTTAGAGCCGCAACAATCTTGCCATCAGCATTATTAACTACATCAATTTCGCCTGTGCCTACGCTAGTTGTTCCTGTCTGAATTAACTGCCCTGTTCTTTCATCAAGGTCAATAATATTTGTGCCATCAGGTAAGGCAGACCAAATGCTAGGATCAAATATAGTTGCTTGTGTAAGAACAAACGCACCATTACCACCTGCGTATCCTGCAAAACCTGTATCAAAACTAAATTTTCGACCTGTCCGATTTGTGTAGCCTAAGAATATATTTGTGCCAAAAGCAGGGTCGGCTAAATACCATGTATATACAGTTGGATCATTTGATGGTGTAATACTTATCTGATTGCACAATCCATAATATAGGCGATTAGTAGGACTAAAACTAAAGTTACTAGAGCCTGTAATATTGTCTGCATAAGCCACCGCCAAATATCTGTCTGTATATTGAAATGTGCTTGGTCGCCATTGGAATAAAGTGCTAGGACTACTATAAGCAGAACTAGCAAGACTATTAACCATACGAGTGAAGAAATACCAATTACCTGCAGGAATATTAGAAAGGAATACAGTAGGCAATACAGTATTAGTATTCCAAGGAGTTCCGTTTGATTGAACCTCGCTTGTTCCTGCAAAATACATTTGTGTCTGCAACGGATTGCTATATGCTGAATACCATACTTCTGCATACTGAATAATTCCTGATTGAGAAGTCGTAATGACTACACCAAAAGAAGGATTGGTTGCAGTAGGGTATTGAGCAGTAATAACAGGTGCAGGAACAGTCCCAAAGAATGTTGGATCGCCTATACCTGTATTAGGTGCAGGTTGGAATTGTGTAATACTTGTATCGTCATAAACACTAGGATTAAATTCGCTAAGATTTAACTTAACAATAATTGCACCATCATCAGTAAATGTTTGTGATAGTTTTGTAATCCTAAATAGTTTATCTACCCACCCATAATTGCTATTAGTTACAGTTACCACATCACCTGCATCTAATTCAAGACCAATAAAATTAACATCTACGGCTACTTGTAAATCTTCTCTACCTGACTTTAAAGTTCTAGTTGCTATGTATTGTGCTTGAACATCATTGTTTACTAATGGCAGACTTAGCGATACCTTATTGACAGGCTCATTTGGGTATAACAAAGCAGGGTCAATTTGTGCCAAATCAAATGTAGTTGAGTTAAACGCATCTTGATTAGATTCATCAGGAAACTTACATTCCACAACATTGTATGAACCTGCAATATCTAAAGGACTAATAGTAATAGAAGAAACCATATTACTATCATTAATGTTCATGGCTACGCTATATGTCGGGCTTTGAACAATTACTCCCCATTTGCCTGACACTTCATTGTATTTAAGCAAACAATCACAACAAGATGTCATATCTTGCAGGTTGTTCATAATAGTTCTATTTGTGTCAATTAATCCGTTAAATTTAAAGCGTGGTTGTGTAGCAGGATTCCCATCAGAATCAGTATAGGAAAAAGACTGATTAGAATAAGTCGTTAAGGCAGTAAGGCTTGTAGTGTCTATTTGACTTAAAGGTATAGATGCACCATACCGAGTATTAATTAAGTAATCATAGAAACAATCGCCTGTATTTGTGCGACTATTAGTTACTTGGAATTTTGTCTGTTCAATGCCACGAACATTTGCAGATTGACTATAAGTTAATTTAACAATGGCAAATGCACAATTACTCATTAACTTAGTAGCATCCCATTGATACACTAAATTAGCATTAGACATTACATCTATTGCACTACCTGTTCCCCTTGCAGGAGTAGCAGAACCATTAGGATATAAATAAAATTCTATGCGACCTGCAACAGTAGTATCTACAATGCCTGTAGATTCATCTAACAATCCTGTAATGCTAGAACTTGTGCTATTAGTAAATTGAACTAATTTACCGCCATAGTAAACATTTCCAAAAGTAATTGTGTCAGGAGTTTGACCTGCATTTGTGCTAGTTACTTCACAAATAGAAATTACATAATACAGTTGTTGATTGTCGCTTGTAATACTTAAATCAGTAATTGTTCCGCCCACATAAGAAGAACCATACACAACAGGAAGTTTGTTATCAGTAGCAGGTGGCACTTGTTGATTGTTGCCCGGATTCGGACTTGATCCTGCACCAAAATCACCTGATGGCTGATTAGGAGAAAAGAACGCTTTAGATACAACAGTAGCAACAATCATATTAATTGCAAATGCAGTTACCGCTACATAAGTAGCAGACAAATATCCTGCAGTTACTAAAGCAGTTGCAATCGTCATGCCAATAGCAAAGGCTGATCCTGCAAAAGTTAACAGGACTGTTGCTACGGCTAATTTACTGTATCCAAGTTTCATCTAATTTATTAAATCCAAATTTGTCATACTTAATATTAGGACTACTTATCATTTTGGCTATGGAAAAAAACTTTATGCGACCTTGTTCTTTAAGTTGTTTTCCATAATCAATATATTCTTTAAGTAATCTATATCCTATTGTTGTGTTTCTATATTCAGGCTTTACATACCAAGCCAATTCATACATCTGAAATGTTCTGTCGCACCAAGCAGTATGTGTAATTATTGCCATTAGCAATCCTTTACCTTGCTCTAAAAACACAACTCCTTGTCCTGCTATTATGTTGTCTAATAATTTGTTCCAATAAACTACATTGTCTAAATGCTTGTAATGCTCAATGTTTGCTTCTGCTCTAAACATTTGCATCATATCTATTATTTCTGTTTTATTGTATTTTGTTGCTTTTCTAATCATGAATTTGGACTAGCACCTTTTCCAAAGTAATAATTAATATTTGTAATAAATGGCACACGATCCATGCTTGTATCACCACTATTAAAAAATTGCCATGAGTTGTCATTTGTATAACGACCTGCAACACGGTTCTGCAAGATAAGTTGTATAGATGATGCAGAAACAGTTATTACACCGACAAACATACGCACATCTTCCATCCATTGTTCGCTAATAGAAAATGAACTTATGTAGCCATTAAAGTATTGATATAAACCGCCTTGACCGCCTGTAGTAATTAACGCACCATCAGTATCAAAAAAACCTTTCCATGCCTGTATTTGGCTACCTTTAATTTGTTGTCCTAATACAAAGCCAAGCATAGCAGTATCAATACCTACAAGCGTAAATGTAGTTTCATTAGCAGTAGATTTAATATCTCGCTGAACATCGCCAACACGCACTAACTGACCAAGTGCATTAAATGGTTGTGCATCTACCGCAGATACAGTAATAGAAGATGGTGCAGTAGAAAATCGATATGTGCCATCAGGACTTATAACTCTTACAAAGTCAGCATATCGTATATTGTTTGTATTTTCTACTGGAGTAATAACTTCACTCATAGCACACTTTCAAATGCTTGAAAATTACCTGCCCATTGAATAAACGAATCATTAGTCATTGGCACTAGCGTATAAGTTGGATACTCTCTTAGTATTACAGGAAATGTAACTCCTGTATAAGGACTACCGCCTAAAGATATAGTTGTTCCATATTCACCTATTACGGCATTAACAGGACTTGCTAATGTTGCAATAAGATTTCTATGCACAGGAATATTGACTGTAGAACCGCCACCTCTAGTTACATCAGCAGTTGCAATATAAGCATATCGACCTACTTGGCAAAAATCCCCAACACGAACAATATAAGCAGAAGAAGAAATGCTAGGCAAAGAACCTAATACAAGTGTTTTGTTTGCTGAACTTGTTTGCCATTGACACGCACTAATTTGTCCGCTTGTCATATCCCCTTGATACGCAATATAGTTTTCCCATCCTGTAGCACCAAAGTTAAGATATTGTTCTAATGCTTTATCAGGAATACGCAAAGAATTTAGTAACACTCTATTTTGACTATATAACAAATAATTCATTGGTTTCATATCAAAGAAAAAAGGCACAACAGTTGTAATTTCTGATGTGCTAATTCTTTGATTTCGGCTAACTACTTGACCTACAAAACGATGGTCATTAATGCCTACTGATTCGCTAATAGATAAGATAGTTGTAAGACTCATAATTACCTCGATGTAGGCATACCACGACTAGCAGATTGATTTGCTGACCATACTGCTAGTTTATTTTGTGATAAAAATTGTGTTGCAGATTGAGTATCAATAGCAGACATTTGTGCAATATATGGTCCGTTGTAAACAATAGTTGGCTGATCTCCTGCCATACCTGACATTTGTTGATTAGGTATTACAGTTCCACTTCGTTGTGGAATAAATAATTCAGGACCATTTTCTCCTACTAAATGAGGAAACCCTGCGTTTGCCATACCGCCAGTAGCTAAAGGAGTCATAGTTCTTCCTGCAAGAACGGCAGATTCTGACATAGTTGCAGTTCCAAAACCTGTTCCACCGCCACCAAATAGACTTCCTAAAAATCCACCTGCTTGACCAAACATTTGCATAGCAGACATTCGTAATTGTATTTTTATTAAATCTTTAATTACGCTTGATGCAAAATCACTAAAACTAAATTTGCCAGTTTCTACAAAATTATCTATTGCAGAAGTCATGTTATCTGTAATAGATTTAAAACTTTCTTCAGCAATACGACCATAGTTATACGCATCTTCTACAAATTGATTAAATGCTTTTTCCCACCCAAATTGAAAAGTGCGTTGTGCTTGTATAGCTTGTGTTTCTTGATTGCGTGTTAATTCTGCAAACCTATCACCAATTTCTTGTATTTTAACAATCTGTCTATCATACTCATCAATAACTGCTTGACCTGCTTTTCTGCCAACCGCTTCTTCTCTGCGTTTAGTAATGTCATCAATTTTTTTGCTTGTATCATCTAATACTTTATTGACTGCTTCTTGAATTCTTCTTTCATCTTCAGTCATTCCTGCCATTGCGTTTCTTGTTTTTAATTGTTGCAACGCAAATTGTTGTTGTCTTTCATATTCAACAGATAATAGCTTTGCCATAGCTAACATTTGCTGTTGTTGCTTGGCTAACTCCATAGCCCTTTCAGTTGCTATCTTTGTAGACTTACCATAGAAGCCACCCTCTTGAGCATCAGCATCTGTGCTTTTATTTAAGCCCATTATTTGTCTTTGAAACTTGTCTAGGTTTTGCCTAGCTTCTTCTGATTCTTTATTGTATTTTTCCCAAAAACCTGCAACGGCTTCTTTAGATGCAAACAATCCAAGTTCAAATCTGCCAAATACTGCAACAAATCTTTCAAATATAAATAATAAATCTGAGCCTAATACGGCTACTACTTGAAACACAGTTTTAAATACTGTTCCCACAACACCTATTTGATCTTGAATTTTGCTTAAATAATCTACTACTGCTTTAAGTTCTTCTCCTACACTTTTAGCAATAGTTGACATAAGAGTAGTCCAAATAATATTAAGATTGTCAGCAGTTTCTGCCATTGCCTTAATACCTGCTTCAGAATCTTTAAATCTAGTGGTTGCGTTTTCTAATTCTGAACTAAATGCAGACCATGAAATATTTTTTCCTGCTTTGCTAAATAAATCCATAGCAATAGCATTACGCTTAATAGGATCTTCTATTTTTGCTAAAGCGTTTGATACTCGTCTTAATAATTCTTCATTAGAAGAAGATGCAATTTCTTTTAAAGAAATTCCTAATCGTTCAAAAGGTTCTTGTGCAGACTCAACACCTTGAGTTACATCATCAATTTTTTTGGTTAGTCCTGCTAATAGTTTTCCTGCGTTATCAGCACTTCCGCCTGATACGGCTAGTGCAGAACTAAGAGCCATAACAGAACTAATACTTATATCATTAGCCTCTGCTAGATCAGTTACTTTATCCGCATACGCTACAGTCTTAGCTATTAGTGCAGTCATACCTGCAGTTCCAATAGCAATTTGCGTTTTACTTTTTTCTACAAATCGGGAAAGAGCAAGAGTTGCATCACTTAAACCTTTGGTGAACTCTGCGGTCGCTAGTCCTAATACTACTCCAAGTCTTGCTATATTTTGTGCCATCTACTTATCCTTAAACAATTCTTGTGGAGCCTTTGGTTTGCTCTTAATAAAGTTAATTAAATCTTTATTTGTTTTATCTTTCTTGTCTTGTTCTGATAGCGGTGGATACAAATATTCATATTGACTAGGAATAATATCCTTTAGTTTATATGGTTGTTTGCCTTTAGGCAACATAGAATTAAAGAAACCAGTTGTATGACTAGCAAGTATTTGAATAATGCCTAGATTACCAATAACCCCATCATGATACATAATACATATATCATTTAGCGTTTCTTCATCTACGGCATCAGGGTCTGTTCCATGTGCAGTTAAATAAGCTTTAACCTGCCTACGGACAGACCTAACTACTTTCCCTTAGTAGTTACATAGCTAGGAGAGATTACATCACCAATGCGTTCTAATAGTTCTAATTGCACACTAAATGGAAATAACTCATCTACCATTTCATAAGTAACAGTTGCCATATCAAAGTCTTTTTCTTCAGGCACTAGCAATCTAATCATAGCTAGGATTCTGTTATCAGTAATTAATTTGTTTTTTGCGGTTTCTTTTAAGGATCTGCCCTGCACCACAATATCATTATCACCAAACACAACATCATCTTCAGGCTTAATTGTGTCTTTGTTTTTAATAAATTCTTGGGCTAATTCGTTGTAATACTTATCTAGTTTAGCCTCATCTATTTCTTGTGTTTGCTTTAGGATGGCTTCATATTCTGAAGATAGAGGAACTCGCACTTTAAATGTATGACCATTAAAATCAAATGATCGTGTGCGAATAATGTCTTTATTAAACTTCTTGCCAAAAGCAGAAGATAAATTGCTCATGTATTACTCCTTACTTGTGTTGTTTTGCTTTGTATTTTTGTAACGCTACCTGTAATGAT